CAGGACTAGAAGCCCATCGCGGCGTTTGAGCGATATACACCCGCCGCCCGCGTAGGGCCTGGTCGAAAAACGGAGCGGAGCGACTTCCTTATAGGAGCGCCCCGCTCCGGTATTTTAGCACGGAGTGCGCAAAGGCAAGACAGCTCCTGCCTTGCCGTGCCTATACACTTCTGTATACATCCACTTGTCAATTAAGCGAAGCCCCTAGTTGTGTGCGAAGCAAATCCGAGTTATCCTCTCGGATTCTCTATCTCTTGTCCATAAACGCATAACTCACACTCCATCACAAATGGTCCTCTCCCCACAATCTCTAAAAAAAAAATTTTTTGGAAATACGAAAAAAACTCATACCTTTGCACCCTGTAGGAGTTACAATTATTATTAATATTTAAAATTATTATTGTTATGCAAAGATTTATTATTTCAGTTAAAGACAGGAACACTGGTCGTGATGTTTTTTTACCTTATGTTGTCAATTCTCTCAATGGCCTTGGACGCTATTGTGAACGTTTTTGTCCACTGGGTTTTGTCGTTGTTGTGGACTCGATTAAAGAAGAAAATGATTTTGTTGAACTTAAAAATCAAGGTGATCATGAAAAGTAATAACATTTGGAAAATTGTGATTGGAGCTGTTTCGGCAGCTCTTGGTTATATCCTTAATTCTATTGGATTATGAATAGCGCTCTTATGGATTTTCTTGAGCATCTGTTGTCTTCTAACTTGCATTTTACGATAACAAGTGCTAAACGCTCTATTGCTGAGAATGAGGCTGCCGGTGGTGTCCCTAATTCTCAGCATCTGTTTGGAGAGGCTATTGATATTAAGCCTTATGGCTCTACTAGTTATAGTCGGTTACTTGAGCATATCCATAGTTATTCGGATAATGCTCATGCATTTGACCAGTTGATATTATATCCTACGTTTATTCATATTTCGTTTGGTGGCCGTAATCGTCGTCAGATAATCTATAAATGTAAATAGTTATGAAATTTTCTCCTGATTTGTTTAAGGCTGTTGATCATTGTCAGCATCGTTCGTTTATCACGAACAAGTACACTGGTGCACGCATTGCCGTTGATTGCGGTCAATGTGATTACTGTATCCATAAGAAAGCAAAAAAGGCGTCCATGCGTGTGAAGACTGCTGGAAGTGCTTTCGGGCATTCTTATTTTGTAACTCTTACTTATGACAATGCGCATCTTCCTCTTATGAATTGTAAGGTTCTCCATAGTGATTATGAGGATGCCTTAGGCATTTCAGGAGATATTCATTTTGGCCATGAACATCATCAGTATATCCCTGTTTCTGAATATCAATGTGGTGATAACTCCATGCTGCGTCATATATTCTTCGAACAGGTACAAGGCACTGTGCCGTTTGACCGTGAGATTAAGGAATATGTCCCTGTTAAGGACAATTGGTTTCTTAGTATGGACGCTATTCGTAGTTTTATCAATAAGACGCAAGCTGTTGACAAAACGGATTATCCCGCTTCTGCACAATACGGTCGTGATAACCTTATTCCCTTCCTGAATTATGTTGATGTTCAGAATTATATTAAACGTTTACGTAAACATTTGTCTTTGAAATTAGGTTCTTATGAAACGTTACATTTCTACGCTGTGGGTGAGTACGGACCCGTGCATTTCCGTCCGCATTATCATCTCTTATTATTCACAAACTCGGACAGGGTCGCCGAGGTTCTACGATACTGTCACGATAAGAGTTGGAAGCTCGGTCGTTCAGATTTCCAACGTTCCGCTGGTGGAGCTGGTTCGTACGTTGCGAGTTACGTTAACAGCCTGTGCTCTTCTCCCTTGTTATATCGCTCATGCCGCGCGTTTAGACCCAGGTCGCGAGCATCTATTGGATTCTTTGAGAAGGGCTGCGACTTTGTGGAAGGTGAAGACCCTTATGCGCAAATTGAGCAAAAAATCGATTCTGTCGTTAACGGAAGAGTCTACAATTTCAATGGCGTCAGTGTTCGGTCAACTCCACCCATGTCGTATATCCGTGCCTTATTGCCCCGATTCTCGTCTGCTCGCAATGACGATAGTGTTGCGATTGCTAGAATTCTTTGCGCTGTGCACCGAACGCCGCAGAGAATTGCAAGGTTCGGATTCGTTGATTATGAACAAGGTTTGGTTCTAGCTCTTGTTCGTGCTTATTATCAATATCTTAAGGTTAACTCTATTCTTACAGATGATGACAAGATTATATTACATGCTTCTCGGTGCCTTACTAGGTTCTGTAACTGTTCTAGTGATGTCGCTGTTGAATCTTATATTAATAAGTTGTATCGGTTGTTCCTATATGTCTACAAATTCTTCCGTAACTGGCATTTGCCTTCCTTCGGTTCTGATATTAGTGCTTACTCCGGTCGTATTGATTTTATCATTAAAACAGGTATAGAGTATGAAAAGAAAGCGGATTATGAAAATTTACGAAATGCATATGACCTTCGTTCCCAATACTCAAACATATCGGATTGTATGTTTGTGTTGCCTCAGAACGGGCAAGAGCTTGATGTCTTGCAGGACGTTTCAAGTGAAACGCTTCAGCTTCTTGAGCAACTCCGGTACCGTAGTTCGACATTCTGTTGTGATATGATTAAGCATAAGCAGCTTAATGATGCTAACAATATATTCAATCGTATGGTTTAACTTTAATTAATTAATTATGAGTGATTTTAATCCTTTAGATCGGGCGAAGATTCCTGTTCATCGCTCATCTTTCGACTTGAGTTCAAAAAAACTGTTTACCGCTAAAGTCGGAGAAATTTTGCCATGTTATTGGCAGATTGCTATTCCTGGTAACAAGTATCGTATTTCTTCTGACTGGTTTACCCGTACTGTCCCGGTTAACACGGCTGCCTATACCCGTATCAAGGAATACTATGATTTTTACGCTGTGCCGTTGCGTTTGATTTCTCGTGCGCTTCCGCAGGCATTTACCCAGATGACGGATTATATGACTAGTGCGTCTAGTTCTACAAAAAATTCATCTGCACTTACTTCTGTTCCTAATGTTACCCAGTCTTTGCTTAGTCTGTTTCTTCAGGTGGCTAATTCTCAAGACCAGTCTAATACTCGTGACGACGCAGGTCTTCCTATTGCTTATGGTACTTGTAAGTTGTTGGATATGCTTGGTTATGGTTCTATGATTGCTAGTGATAATACAGGTAAGGCTGCTATTACCCGGACCTATCTAGGTGTTGATAACCTTAGTGATGGTGTTAACCCCTTGGTTTATCATGCATCTCAGACTGTCAATGCTTTACCTTTTCTTGCTTACCAGAAGATTTACTATGATTTCTTTAGCAACAGCCAGTGGGAAAAGCATAAGGCATATGCTTACAATGTAGATTATTGGTCTGGCACTGGTAATATTGGATTGGTTACGGATATGGTTCAGCTGCGTTATGCGAACTATCCTAAGGATTATTTCATGGGTATGCTGCCTTCTTCCCAATATGGTTCGGTAGCGTTCCTCCAGCCTCTTGATAGATCTCTTGCGACTAATGTTGTTCTTGCTCGTTCAACTGACGGTATTAGTAATTCATCTGTTCGTAATCTTTCTGGCGGTAGTACTGTGCAAACAACTTCAACTAACTCTACTAATTCTGATAGACTGCTTCGTGTCAATACTGACCTCTCCGCCATCTCAATTCGTGCAACTGAATATCTTCAGCGCTGGAAGGAGGTAGTACAGTTCTCTAGCAAGGATTATTCAGACCAGATGGCTGCCCAGTTTGGTGTCAAAGCTCCTGAATACATGGGTAATCATGCTCATTATATTGGAGGTTGGTCTAGTGTAATCAATATCAATGAAGTGGTTAACACTAATCTTGATACTGATTCTTCACAGGCTTCTATTGCCGGTAAAGGTGTGTCTAGTAATTCCGGACATACTCTTACTTATGACTGTGGTGCTGAACACCAAGTTATTATGTGTGTCTATCATGCCGTACCTATGTTGGATTGGAATTTGACAGGACAGGCTCCCCAATTGACTGTTACTGCTATATCTGACTTTCCGCAGCCCGCATTTGACCAGCTTGGTATGCAGTCTGTTCCTGCTCTTAATCTTCAGAATAACCCTGGTCGTCCTGTTTCCGGTGCTTTGGGTTATAATCTGCGCTACTGGCAGTGGAAATCCAATATTGATACCGTTCATGCCGGATTCCGTGCCGGTGCTGCCTATCAGTCTTGGGCTGCACCTCTTGATGGTTGGCAGGTATTGACTTCCGCTGGTGCTTGGTCTTATCAGTCTATGAAGGTTCGTCCCCAGCAGTTGAACTCTATTTTTGTTCCTCAGATTGATTCTGACGATTGTTCCGTTGCATTTGATCAGTTATTGTGTAATGTCAATTTCCAAGTATATGCAGTTCAGAACTTGGATAGAAATGGTTTACCTTATTAATTGTGTGCTGTTATGAGAAATTTTGCTTATAAAAATCCCGATTATATTAAAAATGAGGTTGTTCCCGAGTTGGTTGAGGGACACCCGTGTTATCAACAGTCTGTATATGACAGTGTTATGTATGACAAATCTCCTGATGGTGATTTGATTCAATCGGATATGACCCAGATTCTTCTTAACCAGGAGAAATATCGCCGTCTGCTTGGTGATATGAATGTTCAGAACATTCTTGCCCAAATGCATCCTACCCAGTCTACTGCTATGGATGGTATGACTGATGAAGAACGTTTTAATTGTGTTATTTCCCGTCATTGTCAGACTATGTCGGAAAGACAGGCTGTTTTGCAGCAGCTGGCTAGTGAAAAGTCTGAGCTTACTAAATATGCCCAGGAAATGTTGGCAGAGCAGCAGTCAGCGCCCGATAAATCGCCCGCCCCTGACACCGGTGCTCAATGAGATTCTATGAGATTGGAGAAGGCCCCTTGATGGGGCACTCCGAAAAACATATTACTCCGCTTGTTCTTGGCGGTATTATTGCTGCCGGCGCTTCACTTGCCGGTAATGCTATTGGTGCTTCTTTGCAGAATAAGACCAATCAGACTAGTGTTGATATCAATCGTGAGAATAATGCGTTTAATGCCCATCAAGCACAGATTCAGCGTGATTGGCAGGAAAAGATGTGGGGAATGAACAATTCTTACAATTCCCCCAATGCCATGATTTCTCGTGGCTTGAATCCTTTTGTCCAAGGTTCTGCTGCCATGGCTGGCTCTAGGTCCCCCGCCTCTGGTGGCGCAGCTGCCTCCGCTTCCTCCGCTCCTAGTTTGCAGGCTTTCCGTCCTGATTTCTCTGATGTCGGTTCTGCGTTGGCTTCTATGGCCCATGCACGTGCTGCCATGCTTGATGCTGAACAGAACGCTGCTCTTACGCCGTATAAGATTGACCAGATTCGCGGTGCTACTGATTACCGTAACATTGGTATTGGTGAGTCCGGTTACTGGAATGCTTCTTCTGGCAGGCGTTCTGCTCTGTTGGATCAGTCTAAGGAATACCAGGAGCTTAAGAACCTGGAGTTTGCCGGTCGTCTTACGTCTGCTCAGGAATCTCAGATTTTGCTCGATTCTCAAGCACAGCAGATATTGAATAAGTACCTTGATGAGCAGCAGCAGGCTGACCTGTTTATTAAAGGCCAGACATTGGCTAATTTGTATGCTCAAGGTGCTCTTTCTGAAGCTCAATATAAAAACCAGATGGCCCAAGCCGTTAAGACTTCCGCTGAAACGAACGGTATTCGTATTAGTAATAAGATTGCTCAGCAGACCGCTGATTCGCTGATTTATGCTAATATACAGGCTAATCGTGCCCGTGGTTTGTCTTCTCTATGGGATTCTAAGAATACCAATGTTCTTAAGAATATAGAGTACTCTAAGGATAAGGCCTTACGTGATTATTATAAATGGTCTTCTAAACAGAAACAGAAGGATGTCAATTCTTATGAGCTGCGTAATGCCATTGATTATGGTACCCGTATATTTCAAGGTGTTGGTAATTCTATTGGCCGTAAATAATCTTTCAGGACTAGAAGCCCATCGCGGCGTTTGAGCGATATACACCCGCCGCCCGCGTAGGGCCTGGTCGAAAAACGGAGCGGAGCGACTTCCTTATAGGAGCGCCCCGCTCCGGTATTTTAGC